ACATTCAAAATATTCCAAAAATAGATAATGAAACATTATTAAGTTTATTGCGATATGTATCTTATTATGATGATAACAATTATATTATTTTAGATGATGAAGATAAAATTAATAAATATATCACTGATGCAGAGACACTTTTAAGAATAGAAACACAATTAATTCTATATAATATAGAATTTATGAAAACTAGGAAAAAGTGTAGATTGTATAACGGTACTGATGATTCGCCATATCAATATGTAAATATTGATGCTGGAGTTGCTTCGATAATAACAAATAAGTTTGCTACTTTACTTGAGCTTAGCACAGTATATGATTATGAAGACTATTGTAATATGCTCGAGATTATACAAGTCAATATTTCAAAAGAAATTTACGCACAGAATAAAGCAAGCAAAAAGAAATAATATACAAGTTAATAAAATATTGTATAATTATAATATATAAATTAAGGTTTAATATAATGGCAATTGCAGAAAGTTTTCTATATTTATTCCAAGCTGATACATCATCTTTAATTAAAGGCGAAAAAGATGCAGAAAAACAAAACAAAAAATTAGATGCTGGATTAAAAGCAACTGATAAAACAGCGACTGCTATGGCTGGTAGTTTTGGCACACTTATAGCTACTGCTGGTGGTGCATTAACTGCATTATTAAGTTTCACAGCGTTATCTAAAGGTATATCGCAAACATCTGATTATATTGATAATTTAGCAAAGACTGCGGAGATGTATGGCGAAAATGCAAACGCTTTAGCTTCATATCAAGAAGTTGTAGTAAAGGCTGGTGGCTCTGTAAGTGGTTTTCAAAGTATAGTTAAAAGCCTTAATAGTAGCTTTAATGAATTTGTGACTACTGGTAATACTGGGATACTCCCATATATGCAACGACTAGGTATTAGTATGGTTGATGCTAATGGGAAAGCTAAAAGTGTACTTGATACCTTACCTGAGCTTGCCGATGCTTTTTCTACAATGTCGAAGTCAGAAAGTGCTGGGATAGGGCAAAAACTAGGTTTAGATGAAGCTACTATTAGATTATTACAAGAAGGTAGAATCGAAGTTGAAAAACAAGTATCCTCACAAAAAAAACTATTTAGCATTACTAATGAACAAGCTAATATTTTTGCAAAATTCAAGAATACTGTTTCTGATACTCAAACCTCTTTTAGAAGTCTTTTTGTGACTTTAGGGGCAGAAATATTGCCAGCGGTTGGATATCTCTTAAACAAGTTTCAAGATGGTATACAGTTTATGTATGAACATAAAGACTTGATGAAAGGTATATTTATTGGCTTAGGTGTTGCGATAACTGCGTATGCTTTACCTGCGATAACTAATTTTGCTATTGCAAGCGTAATCGCTTTTGCACCATTTTATTTGATAGGTGCAGTTGTAGCTGGTCTTATAGTCACATTCGGCTTATTGTATGAAGACATATCTGCTTTTTTAAATGGTTCATCAAGTGCATTCGAAGATTTATTTAAGTGGCTTGGTTTGTCTGATGAAGCTATTGAGTCAATAAGAAATGCTATTGTTTGTCTTGGAAGTGCAATATCAAATGCTTTCGGGTTTGCTATTTATTTTATTGAAGAGTTTTTCAAGCTTGGTGTAAAGGTTGCTGGAGATGTATTTAATGCTTTTAAACCTTTGCTTAACTTCTTTGCTGTAACTCTTACAAAAGCGATTGAAGGTGTTTTTGGTTTTGTTGATAGCTTAATCTCAAATATTAAAAAAGCACTTGTTTTCATGGGTTTATTGAAAGATGAAGAAGCAGAAAATAATCAAAAAGAAAGATTTAAAGCACAAAAACAATTTGTTTCAAATCTGCCAGATGGAGTAACTGCTGAAAACATACAATATTATACTCAAGATGAAATTGAAAATTTAAGAAAACAACAAACATCGCCACTTAACAATATGACAAGTAATTCTATATCTAATTTAAGTACAGCAAATAGACAGTCTACAAGTAATATTAATATAGATAAAATAGAAATTAGCACGCAGGCTACAGATGTTGATAGTATTAGCAATCAAATTGGAGCTAGTTTAGAAAATCAATTGAAGCGTACTACAGCAACTTTTGAAGATGGTATCGAGGTTTAAATATGTTTATAGATGGTTTTTTATCGAGTAGCGAGCAATTAACAGGTATATTTAACAACGATACATATGAGCAACTTTTCGTTGATGGTATTATTTCATTACTAAATGCTAAAAATACTAGTCAGCTAATGACACATCCCCTAGAAGATGGAAGCAAAATAGCTGATCATCAAGTTTTTAATTTGATAAAAATATCAATGATATTGCAATTATCTAAAGCTAACTATAATATTGTTTATGAAAATATCGATACAGCATATAGAAGTAGCACATTACTAACAATCCAAACTAAAGTTGATGTATATAAAAATATGTTAATTGAAAGTAAACCGCATACAGAAAGTTCAAAAAGTGGGATTATTATAAACTTAAATTTAACTCAAGCTGATGTATTAAGCACTGATACTGTTTATAATGCTAAATTTGATGAAGACAAATCTACAGTGAAAAGAGGTGTTCAAAATGGTGTAAAAGTATCATCATCTGAACAATCTACAACTTTACAAAGGCTATATAGGTAATAGATAATGATTAAATTAAATTTAGATATACAGCCTAACCAATCTCTTAAATATCAGAATGATCAAGAATTATATGAGATTGTAATTAGAACGACAAGCAAGTCTACTTTTTATAGCGTTTTTCGTAATCAAGTTGAGATAATAAGCAATCAATTATTAATTGCTAATACTCTTCTTATACAATCACAATATCAGCAAACAAATGGTAATTTTATATTTTATTCAATATCTGATGAGCTATCAGACTATACAAAATTTAATGTAAGTCAATTTTTATATTACGCTACAAATGAAGAGTTAAGTAATGGATAAGAGATTATTAAAAATTGATATAGAGGTAGGAAATCAAATTAAAAGTTATATTGATTTAGATATCTCCGCAACAGGTTCAAAGTCATCAAATGAAATACCGAATGAATTTAGTATATCTATAGCTAATTTAAATGAAGATACTAGAAATCAAATATTAACTGAGACTAATGTTTTAGATAGGCAAATACTTAATAAAAAAGTATATGTATATGCAGGCAGGGAAAGTACAGGTTATTCATTAATTTATTCTGGTGGTATAAGGATGGTATCAATATCACAACCACCCGATATAAGAATAAAATTGCAAACTTTCACGGGAGAAATTCAAAAAGTTGAGACAAGTATTCGCAGCGGAGGAGAGTTAATAAGATTATCAGTATTAAGTCAGCAAATAGCTAGCGGACTTGGTTTGAATTTAATTTTTGAAGCGACTGATAAAAATATTGGCAGTTATTCGTATTCGGGAAGTAAATTAAAGGAAGTAGAAAAGCTTAATGAATTAATAAATATTAATGCTTATATTGATGATAATAATTTAATTGTAAGAAATAAAAATACCGCTTTGGCTGGTTATGTATACAATATTTCTCAAGCTACAGGCATGGTTGGTATACCCGAAATTAATGAGAGAGGCGTTGTTGTTAAGACACTTTTTAATAATGATATAAAAATTGGCGGTACTGTTAATATCAATAGTTCACTTAATCCTAATGCAAATGGCTCATGGTTAATTAATAAACTTACTTATGATTTGCAAAATCGAGGCAATTCTTTTTATGTATCTATTGATGGAATAAGGAAATTAAATAATGTCTAATACAATAAGCACAAGTGAAAGCAATGAGAATACCCTTGAAGGTGTTTTTAAAACTGTATTAGATAAGTTTAAGCAGAGCATGAATATAAGACTACCATGTGTTGTATTAAGTGTAAATAAAGATAAAAATAGTGTTAGCGTATTGCCATTAATTAAGATAATACTAGCTAATTCCGAAAATATACAAAGAGCTAAAATATTCAATGTACCTATACAGCATTTATCTGCTGGAGGTTTTATAATTCATATGCCCGTGAAAGTTGGAGATTTTGGGTATATAAGGTCGTGCGATAGAGACATAAGCTTGTTTAAGCAAAGTTTTCAAGAAAGTATACCGAACACAAAAAGAAAAATAACATTTGAAGATTCTGTTTTTATTCCCGACACAATTAACTATAATAATTATACAATAGATAGTGAAGATGATAATAATTTAGTTATGCAGTCTTTTGATAATTCTGTTAAAATTAGCTTAGGTTCTGATAATATTAAAATAAAAGCTCCTACAATAAATATTGATGGTAATGTTAATATAGAGGGTAATGTTTCAACGACTGGAACAATGCTAAATAATAATGTTAATGTCGGCAGTACTCATGTGCATATCGAGACAAACAATAAGCCTACATCAGTACCGCAATAATTAAGGATAATAAATGATTTCATTTAAAAGAGATGCAAATAATGATTTAACTTTAAATTCAAGAAATGATATATCTATGGTTAGTGGATTAAATGCTTGTTTGCAATCTTGCGAAAGTGCAGTTTCTACCATTTTAGGCGAGAAAATATATAATCAGAATGAGGGAATACCAGCATTTGAGATTATATGGAACGGTACTCCAAATTTAGTTCAAGCAAGACTTGCAATAATTTCAACAATAGAAAAAGTAGATAATGTTTTAGAGGTTTCTAATTTTGATTTTATTGCAACAGATAATGAATTTAAGTATACTGCTACTATAAAAACTACTTTTGGATTAGGTAATATTAATAATGTCATATAATTATATTCAAGAAAGTGGTGTCGTTATTGCTGATACAGCTTCTATCAAAGATGAAGTAACACAAGAGTATTTGTTGAATTTTGGCGATGATCTTGACACTAAAAATGATATTGCTGATATATTAATATCATCAGATACTACAACAAGGTCAAATATACAGCAAATTTTAGCTTTATTTGCAAATCAGATAAACCCAAGAATTTCTGGTGGCAAATTTCTTGATTCTCTTTGGAGCTTGACAGATGGCGAAAGAAGTCAAGCAACAAGTACTACTGTTGTAGCCGATATTGTCGGAGTTGCTGGTACTATTATACCTGCTGGTTCAGTAGCAGTTACTACTGCTAGTGATAGATTCGAGTTAATTGCTGATATAACTATACCAGTTTCTGGCACGATACAAGCCAGTTTTGCAAGCGAAACAAAAGGTTCTATACCTTGTCAAGCAAATTCTTTAACATCGATTGGCGATGGTGGTGTTCTTGGCTGGGAGACTGTTAATAATTCATCAGCAGGCGTGCTCGGGGTTGATACTCAATCAGATATATCTGCTAGATCAGATAGAATATTGACATTATCGAAAGCTTCAAAAGGTACTGTAAATTCTATAATATCAGGCATATACTCACTAGCAGATGTTAATTCTTTGATTTTTAGGAAGAATGATGCTAGTACTTCAGAGGTTATTGATAATGTAACTTTATTGCCAAAATCGTTGTATTTATGTGTGGATGGTGGAGATAATGAAGAAATAGCTAAAGCTTTAGAAGAGTATAAATCGGTTGGTTGTGCTTATAATCACGCTGGAGGAATTAATCAAACTGTTACATTCACTAGTTCTGCGAGCGGACAAGCTTACACTGTATTATTTGACAGACCAAACATAATACCAATAAAAATTAAAATAATAGTAAAAATAGGTTCAAGTTCAATTGATACCATGGCAGAAATTAAAAACTCAATATTGGAATATGTTAATTCAGAAGTAAGAAATAATGGTTTCAAGGTTGGTGTTGATGTATCTCCACTTGAGTTATCTGCAAATGTAGCAGTTGACAACGGTTCTTTTGTTTCTGATTGCCAAATAACTAAAGTATCTGTAGATGTATTCCAGCGTGAAACAATACCTATAGAAATATACGAAAAGCCATTTACAAGCGAAACATTAATTGAAGTGGTACTTATATGAGTGATATCCAAAATTTTGATGTATCAATAGATTTATTGCAAAATATATCATGGCAATATAATGAAGCAAAACATTTAAATAAATTAATACAAAACAATCAAGATTTTTTAAATACAAATGTTATAAGTTTTCTTGATGACTTTTATAAAAATGTTTTTAATGTTGATACTGCTAATAATTTTGGGTTGCGTATATGGGAACTTATACTTAATATTGATTTTACTGTTCCACCAAAAGAACCAAGACAAAATAATATTTTTGGTTTTGGTAGTTTTAATAGTAATTTTTTTAATAGTAATTTTTTGCCTATTGTTGGCGATGATAATAGTCTTTCTGTAGAAATAAAAAGATTAGTAGTTAAATTAAAATATCAAAATTTTTTTACAACAAATTCTATTGTAGAAATTAATAGAGTTGTTAAATTAATATTAGGAGAAACTTCTTATGCTATTGATAACTTTGATATGAGTGTTACAATATATGTAGATAGTATTAATACAAATCCAATCAAATATAATGCTATGATTGACTATGAATTACTGCCGATACCTGCTGGAGTTAGTGTTAATTATGTTTGGTTTTAAATTAAAAAAGGATTGTTAAAATGTCAAATTATATAGACAAGGCATGGGCGGAAAATGGAGATAAAACAGATATTCCAGTAAACGCTCAAGTTGATGGTTCAGTATCATACGACCAAGGATTTACAGAGTTATACGAGAGAAATGTTGCAACAGACCCAACTGCGATACCTTTATCAAGAACTAAATTTAATTTTGAAAAAAATAAAATTACTTCAAATTTAAAACAATGGCTTGATCAATGTTATCCAGATTATTATCAATTCGACAATTTAGGTAATCCAGTTGAGTATAAAATATATTCTGCTGTAAGATATAATAATGGTGTTTATTTATCTAAAGTTAATAATAATACAGCTTTGCCTACAGACTCGACAAAATGGAGTTTATTTCAAACTTTAGATTTCGCTAGTGAAGCAGAAGCGATAGCAAGGACTGATACGAATAAATGGATGAACCCTTTTGTTTCGGGCAAATTAATTGATAATGAGTTTGTCGGTAATATCCCAAAAAGTGCGATAGATTTAAGCACAAATAATCTTGATACAATAACAACAGCAGGTTTTTATTTTCAAAATTCAAACTCAAATACGGCTGGGAATAATTACCCCGTAAATGAAGCTGGAAGTCTTGATGTTAAAATATCTCAAAATGGAGTATCGCATACTTATACAGTATCATCTTCTGCAGTTAATAATGCAAATAAAATATATACAAGAGGTAGCGTGAGTGGTGTTTGGAGCTTATGGAAAGACATCGGCGGTGCAACTGATACACTCAATCCAGTTGGCTCTCTTATGCTCTTCCCATCAAATAATATTCCGAATGGATATTTAATTACTGATTTTTCAGCTGTGTCAAGGACAGGTTTTGCTAATTTGTTTGCGGTTATTGGTACAGCATTCGGTGCTGGAGATGGATCAACCACTTTTAACTTACCACCGTTTGATAATGATGGTGCTTTCTTGCGTGGCTCAGGTGGCGATGCAGCAGCATTAGGTGTTTTTCAAGCTAGCAGACTTCCATCACATAAACACGCGATAGCAGGTAGAGGAAACTCAGGATCTAACCCAATAAACCCAGGAAATACTCTTGATATTTACGATGGTGATGCGTTTGTAGCAAAAAATACCCTTACAACTTTGTATGGTGTAACCGAAGATGTTTTAGTGAGTAACTACGCAATAAAAATATGTATAAAAACCTAAGGTAAAAAATGATTATTTATAAATATGATTCAATAACTAAAGAATTTTATAGAGAGATGACGGCTCAAAAAAACCCTTTAATAGATGGTGAGTTTCTTTATCCTCCATACATAACATCAATAAAGCCAGATTTAGTCGATGGCTATGTTTCTATCTTCGATGAAGAAAAAAATAAATGGAAAAATGTTATTGATAATCGCGGAACAACTGTTTATAACATTCTCGGCGGTGCCCCTTCTGTTGTAGACTATTTAGGAGAAATTAAGGAAGGATTTACATTAGTTGAACCTACTGGAATATACGATATTAATTTTGTCAATGGCAAATGGGTTGTAAATAAGGAAACTAAGCTTAAAGAACTTAAATATATTATTTATAATGAAATTATAAAGTTAGATTTGATTGAATACAATGAAAATACATATCAAACAGATAGTCAATCAATATTAAGAATGAGTGACGCATTATTTTTAACTGGTAATATTTTTTGGCGTGATGCTCATAATAATAAAGTTTTAATTAACAATCAAGATTTGCAAAATATAATTAATATGAAAGCTATATCAATGCAAAAACTTATTGATAAGCAGTTTGAAATAGAGGAAGAAATTAATAATATGACAGATAAGAAAGTTCAAAAATACAAAATAGATATAGGAGTATAAAAATGGCAAGAGTTGTAATACCAACAAATAGCTGGGTTGATGTTAAGGCTTTATTAAGCTTATCTGATGGTGTGTCATACACTACAAGCAATGAGGGTAACTCTGTATTGCAAGTAGTTACAACTCTAGATAGTAGTGTTGTTCCAACTGTAGAGCCGTATTCTTTAGGAGTTAAACAAGCAAAAGATGGAATTGTATCGTGGCTAGATCATAAAGCAGAGAATGGTAAAGGTATATGGGTTTACTCTCATGATTTGCCGGGGCAACTTGAGGTGCATATATAATGAGCAGTAATTTAACTTTTGGGAATATAAACTCTAAAATTGCAACAGATCAAAACATAATTGATAAAACTTC